AACATGACCCTTGAATAACGGAATCCGATAGTGTAAGAGTATTTGGATAAAAGGTAGTTTTTAAACTTGCAGTACTATCATTTATTATAGAAAATGATATACTTCCTGTATCATTGGTATCTTCAGGGGAATAGGTTAAATATATTCCTATACTTCCTGTATAGCTTCCTGAAATTCCAGTAAATGATCCAGAAGAAAGAAAATAAAATGATCCCGTGTCTGCTCTTGCCCACGATCCTGAGATAGTATTTTGGGAATCAGATCCCGTATTAGGGACAATACTGTTTGAGGTTTGGGTTAAAAGGGAGTTATATAAAGATTGAAATGGCATAATAATTTATTTTTAATTAAAGTGATACGTTATAAGATACTTGAAGTTTAGCATTAGGAATATTAACTGAATTAAATAAGTTATCATATACATCTAATTCAAAAATAGGACAAAATTCAGCATTATAATATGCATCAAGTTGTCCTTGAGAAGGACTTACAAATGATCCTATATAATTTCTTCCTAACATTTTAAGTCCACCTCCGGCGGCAGTATATGTTGGTAAAACTGGAATATTAATTATTAATGTTCCTGGATCTCCAACATTATCCGATGTGTATTGGTTTTGAGAAGATGAAATAAATGCTCCAGGAACAATAGAAGTTGATTGTGGAGGTAATAGTATCTGTGACAACATTTGTATAAAAAGAATTATATGCTGCAAGAGGGAAAAAAGGATTAACTGGAGCTGAAGAGTTTAATGTTTCATAATATTCAATAGTACTTCCTAATGAAATTCTTAAATATGCATTAGAGTTACTAGCCGTGATATTTGTTAAAACTTGAATACTATCAATAGAATTCCATACATTTTGTCCAATAATAGTATCTGGGTATATACGTCCAAAAATAAAAGTTCCAAATGGATTTATATTGTTGCCTACATCATATTGGCTTGTATTTAATCCATTGTATGCATTAGCACTACTTAAATTACTTCCACTTACTTTAATTGAATCATTTACAAAAGCAATATGGTATGAAGATGTTGTATGACTAAAATTAATAACACCAGAAGTAATAGCAGCAGATGCACCATTAATATTTGTTACTGCCCATCCTCCCGGAAGTGGGTTTTCGTAACAATCAAATGAATATGATTTACCATCAGATAGTATAACTAAATATCCATCAATTACTCCATTAATAGCTCCACCTACTACACTTGGAAAAACAAGAATATTTATACCACTTTTATTAATAAGGGTAACTGTTTTACCTTGAGTAGGTGTTTGAGGTAATCTTAAACAATATGATTGAGAAGATGCTGTTGAAATTACATTAATTCCATAATTGGAATATGTAGTAGTATTAGTTGAATTAGGGTTAAATGAAGCGGTTCCTGTAGGAACTAAGTTAATTATAGGGCGAACAACAGCACTTCCAGAGTTAGGAAATCTAAGATCACCACTTGCTGTAATATTTCCAATTATTGATAAACTGTTTTGGGAATTATTGTATGAAATGTTATCACTAGTGTATACTGTTTCAGATGTAGCTAAAACATTATTTGAATCAACAAAAGTAAGATAAAAATCAGATGATGTTGTTGCTGCATTTACTGTTTTTACCTCATTAGATGTTTGAGAACTTGTAGCAAATGTAGCACTTGTAGCATTTGTAGCATTTGTAACAGTTGTATTTAGTATATTTGTTGCAGCATTATAAGTTAAACCAGCATCAATAAATGGTGATTGACAGCCTACTGCTTGATTATTTACTAAAACAACTGATGTTGTAGTATCACCAGGAACAATAGTAGAAATATTTATATTACTAGCACATCCTGCGGTTGCAGCATATGAAGCAGATAAATCAGAAGATCCCGTTCCACCTATTATTATAGTATCTCCATTAGGTCCTTTAATTAATAGTTCACTATTTACTGTTACAGAAGTTCCAGATGTAGATTCAATGTTGTTAACTTTTAATGTACTCATTTTTATTTTATTATAAATATAAAAAAAATATTGTTTATTGTTTATTTTTTAATATTTTAATTTCTTTTGATAAGTCTTGTATAGCTTTAACAAGAATAGGAATAAGTTTTCCATAACTTGCTTCTAATTTTTCAGGGTTTTCTTCATAAACTAACTTTAATGTTTCAGCAAGATCTATATCTTCTTGAGATTTTTTTAAATCTTGTGCAATAAATCCAAAGTCTTTAATATTATGTTTTCCTGCTTTATCTCTATCATCCCATACAAATTCTACAGGTTTAAGAGTATTTATAAAATCAAGCCCTGCAGACAACTCAGTAATTTCTTTTTTGTCTCTAGCATCTGATAATGAAGTAATTGTTGTGGCTTGACATCTTAATGTTGTGATAGAACTATTACCAAGTGTTATCTCGTTGCTAACTGCATTAGTTGAGGCTTCAGCATTATAGCCAATTACAGTATTATTACTACCTGAAAGGAAGGATGCTTGTTGTGCTTTAGCTCCTATAACTGTATTTTGGGAACCTGTAGTAATAGCTTGTCCTGCTTGATGTCCTAAAAAAGTATTGTCTGTTCCTAAACCTAAGTCTTGACCACTATTATTCCCTATTGCAACATTACGAGCTGAAATAGTATTATTATTAGATAATGCTTGATGTCCTATTGCTATATTATTATTACCTCCAACAGTATCATTTAATGCTTGATTTCCTATTGCTATGTTAAGAAATCCAGTAATGAGATTATATAGTGGAAGAGTTCCTACTGCTATATTACTATAACCTGTAGTAGCATTCAATAAAGTACCAAAACCAAAACCATTATTATTTGACCCTCCAGTAATAAGTCCACCTCCTACTCCAAAAAAATTATTATTAGATCCTGTCATTACAGAACTGTTGTATATTCCATAAGGATCGCCAACATATAAATTAGAAGAGGATTGGTTTGAATCAAGTGGTTTACTTAAATATACATCATTAATAGAATCTGCATATAAACTACCAGTAATTGAAGTTGTACCGGTAATAGAAGTGTTACCAATAATATTTGTAGCTCCAATTAATTGATTATTTCCTGTTCCTAATGTTTGAGTAACAGCACCTGCCGCATCTAAAAAATTGATTGTGCCATTTGATACATAAATATCTTTCCAAGCTGCTGTTGGTGAACCTAAATTAAATGAAGATGTGGAAGATACTCCATCTGTATTTGGGATGATTGATCCACTAACTAATATGTTTCCTGTTACTGTTAAATCACTAGGGATGGTAACTGTAGTCCCTGATAATGGTTGGATTGTGTTGACACTTAATGTGCTCATAGTTTATTTTTTATATTATAAAATTACTAATATAGAACCAGTTTCAACTGTAATTGATGAAGAATTATATATAGGACCTATTAGCAAAGCATTATATCCTGTTGGAATTGTTAAATTTATTGAATTAGTAGGTTGGTTTGAAACAAACCCGTCTAAAATAAATAAAGAGCCAGTAAGTGAAATAGAACCCGTAAGTTGAACTTCTTGTTCTAATGGATTTAAATAAGATGCCGTAATAGCGGATGTGATACTTCCAGTAAAAGAGCCTATGAATCCTTGTGCTGTAATAGTTCCGGTGTTTGTATATGAACCGGTGAAATATTCAAAATTACCATCTAATTCGGGGATAGTAAGTGCTGAACCTTTTACTTGTCTTAATGTTAAATTTGCCATTTTGTTTTTATTTATAAATATTAAGTTGATGCTACAAAATACTCTAATTGAATGTTTCCACCAATTGCTTTAGCTTTTATGGAATCAATATAAGTAAAACTACTATAATACATTTCGTCAACATAACTTTCAGCAACATAATCTATAGTTGAAGACGCATTTATATCAGCATCATTTAACATAAGTGTTTTGCCTGGGGCTAAGTTAAGTAAAGTACTTTCTTCATCTGTAGCAATTAGATATATAACGGCTTCATATGTTGTAGATAAATTTGTAATTCTAACGTATTTTGTATCTTGTTTTACAAATGCTCCACCGGTTTGTTCTTCTTCACTATTACAAAAACGTAAAATTTCAATCCCTGAACCACTAAAAGTGGTAGAAATAGTGTCTACTCGCCTTACTATTTGATTAACATCACTAATTGTTTTAAATACATTTGTTTTTTCAGTAGTAGTATTTGGGAGAGTTATTTCTTCCGTTATGGTTACATATAAATTAGCCATTTATTTTGTTTATAAATATGGTTAGCCCCTGAAAGATTTATATACTTCAAGGATTTCATCCACAATAGGATGTCTATGATTTTTTTCTAAAGTAATTACATTAAATCCATTTACTTCTTTCATATGTTTACATACAACATCAAATCCTGATGTTTTTTTATCTCGCAAATCTACTTGAGCAGCATCACCACAAAATATCATTTTACTACCCTCACATATTCGAGTAAGTAATAGTTCGGTTTGGGTATCAGTTAAATTTTGTGCTTCATCTACTACAACTAAACAATTAGTAAAATTTCTACCTCGCATAAATGATACAGGGACAATTTCAATATCTCCTTCTTCTATACATTTTTCAATTTTTTCTTTATTGTATAAACGATGCATATTTTCATATACTGGAGCTGTAAATGGAGCAAGTTTTTGGTTTATATCTCCTGGGAGGTATCCAATGTCTTCTCCTGCTACTACTGTAGGTCTTGTAATGATAATTTTTTCAATATCTTTTCTAAATAAGAGATCCAGTGCTATATTTGCAGCTAACATCGATTTACCTGATCCGGCTTTGCCTCTCAATACAGTTATTGTACTATTTAAGATCAGTTCTTTAGCGCGCTTTTGCTCTTCGTTTAACTGTATATTAAATTTGATAGGGCCCTTAGGTTTTCTTTTTTCTTTGAATGTGTCTTGGGCTTGAGTTGTTCTGTTAAAATCTGTCATATAACTATATTTGCTAATAAATATTATAGAAAAACTAAAAAAGCCGAACTTTCGTTCGGCTCTTTATAATCGGTTTTTTATTTGCTATTAAACGCTAGCTAAATCATTAACGAAGATACGACCAAAGAATTCTGGACGGATCATTTTCTTAGCATAACGAGTTAATAAACCTTTACGTGGTGTAAATGTTGTTGGATCGTAAACTAATGGAGTCATGATTAACGGTACATATGGAGCAAATACCGCACCAGTTTCAAGGAATTGAGCTCCTCTATAACCCATCAATATAACGTTTTCTGTCATATAAGGGTTTTTGTAAACTGTATAACGGTTATTCATTTGACCAGCTTTTTGGATACCAAATGCGTAAGATGCTTTAGTTACATCACCGTCAGATCCTGCAGCAAATCCTGGGATTGATTCCAAAATTGTTGCTACTGATGGAGAACATACTAAGAAATTAGCACCACCTCTAAGAGTCTTTTGGTGAATCTTATTAGATACTTTTTGCATTTTAGTTCCTAAAGTTTGGAACCATTGACCTTGTGTGTTGTAGAAACCTAAGTTATCATATCCTGTTTTAGCAGCATTCAATGAAACGTTGTTCTTAGCTGACCACCACTCATCCCATGCATTAGCATCTTGGATTAACATATCTAAGTTTTCAAGATCTATTTCTAGAGCAATATATTCAGACATGATTGATGTTAATTCAGCTTCAGCATCCAATGATTGGTATGCGTTCAAATCCTGTGCAAATTCTGGTGTCCATTGTGCTTTCAACTTTCTAGTTTTAGCAACAATTGCTTCAGATTTCATTTGGATATTGATTTGTGGAATAGCTAATGCATCAGCAGTTGATGAGTTAGCATTTGCGTAACCAGCACCACTGTTATCTTCAAAATCACCTCTGTAATTGTCAGCAGGTTGTACATTGTAGAATACTGTATTTGTTGTAAATGGAACTGATGTTGTTCCTACAGATCCTGAATAGATAAATGATACTGTAGATGAACCATTTGTTGCAGTGTATTGAGGTAACATACGAACTACAGTTGCATCAGCAGGAATTAAAGCTGAACCTGAAGCTAATACAAATGCACGAGCACCTTTATAATCAGGAATTCTTCCTGCGGTTGAAGGCATAGTAGCTGTTACTTTTGTGTATATTCCTGCAGCTATAGATGCAGATAATTCAGCATTGTATTGAAGATCTCCCCAAGAAGCAGTAGCTACTGTACAAATTGCTGAAGCGGAGAATTGGTTGATTGTGAAACCAAATCTACCAGCACCATATAAACCTTGAGATGCATCATTTGCAATACCTGGGTTTGTATTACCGTACATAGATGAAGTAGCACCATAAGTATCACCAAAAGGTCCAAACTTACCAAGAGGAGCAGCTTTACCATCTGGATCTCCATATTGGAAATCTAAGAAGAAAACTAGACCTGAAGGTAGGTTCATTGGTTGTACGGACATGAATTCTTTAGTTGATAAAGAACCAAATACTTTACGCACCAATGGAAGAGCTACACCAGCCCATTGCTCACCTTGTCCTACTGTAAAAGAACCTCCACCAACGTTGTTAGAAGATTGTTCAGTTACTAACTGTTTTGCTTGATTTTCGAGGATCATAGCCATGTTGTTTTTATCAACTTCGCCACCAAGTCCTTCTAATAGACCTGTTTTACCCCATTTTGACGCCATTCTATTGGCATCGCTCTGCATGCTTTTAAAGCTACCTGCAGCGCTTTCGAGTAATGAATTAATACTTGACATTTGTTTTTTTTGTTTTAAATTAAAATTAAATTATTCCTGCCAATTTTTGCATTCTTAAAAATGCCTCGTTTGACTCTACGATGGGTTTTTTAACGTTTGGTGTCATTGTTCCTTTCGAAGCTCTACCTAGGTTTTCTTTGATGATATTTTTTGAAACTTTGATGCCCTCATTTAATGTTTCAAATACCATTTTCACTTCACCTACGTTTTTAGCTTTGTCAAAAGAAGTTAACACTTTTACTTTTTGACTTTCGTTTAAGTTTTTAGCTTTGAAGATTTTATTTGTATAAAGCAATTTAGCGTTTAACAAATTAATTTCGTTCAATTCAGACTTAAGGACTTTAATTGTTGAATAAGCTTCATAAAGTTCAGAATTTTTTTCTGTTGACATTTCAGCAATTTCTGGAGATTTACCACCAGATTTTTCAGCTTCTGCTTTATACTTTTCTGGGTTGGCAAGAACATCCTTGCTAATAGCTTTTACTTCAGCGGGTGATTTCTTGGAAAATTTATTTTTTAAATAAGTTCCTAGTAATGCTCCCCCACCAATAAGAAAAGGAATTGAAACTGCTAGTTGTCCAGCTAAGTCACTTACTTGGGTAGTATCAATAATTTCATCTACTGGTTCTTCCATTTCTTTTACATCATCCATTTCTTCAATTTCTCTTAAAAGTTCTGCTAAATCTACTTCTTCTTCACTTTCTTCAGATTCTTCACTTTCTTCGCCTTCTTCACCTTCGTGACCAGCTTCAAGTTCACCTTTTTCGATCATGTCTTTGATTACATCTTCGATCATGTCTTTAAGGTCTTCATCTGTTAAATCTTCAAGGTCGATTGGTTCACCTTCTTCTTCACTTTCTTCAGATTCTTCATCAGACATTTCCATGTCTTCTTCTTCACCTTCTTCAGCTTCGTTTAGTGTATCATTTTCTTCTAATTCTAACTCTCTTAAAAGTTCTTCCAAATCAACTTCCATCATTTTTTCGTCGTGCATTTTTTCATCTAAAGCTTTTTCACCCATTTTACTGAATCCTGCATTATCTTTAGTGTCAAAATCTCCAAATCCTTCAATTTCATTCATTTCATCCTCATCGGATTCCATTTCTTGAAGTTTTGCTGCGAACATTGATTTCAATTGAGGTGTAAAAGCTTCTTCTAGAGCTGATTTTGCGTTTGCTATTGCTGTTTCTTTTACAGCTTTAGCGTCAGCGATTGCTTCTTTAAGCATTTCTCTGTTTGTTGCCATTTTTCCTAAATTATTTTTGTTGGGAAAATACGTTTATTATAAAACGTAATAGAATTCATTTAATTGATGCCACATATATTGAGGAGGGTGGCATATTCTAGTATACGTATGTAAGGATTTTTTAAAGTCGTGTCTTAAAATATAGGACACGTACCTTTAGCACATAAAATTTCAGTTACAATTGAATTTGCACGTGCATATGGATCTAGGAATGTAGTGCGTGATTCATTTAACGCACCATTTTTCATCCAAGAATCTGGATTAGATGGGTTGGAAACTAAATCCCAAGTTAGTAATTCAAAGTCATCTTGTACTTCCATTACACCACTTGTTTCTTTTAAGGAACCCATTCCACGAGAAGAAATTCCAATTAGTAAACCATTTTTAACTAATGAACCAGCTATACGGCCAGATGAAGTACCTAAATCTCCCATATCAGAGAAAATTTCTACTTTACCCCATATTTCATCACCTTTCCAATACACTTCACGTATTGCGTGAGATGCGTTTTTAAGGTTGATTACTTGCGAGTCAGGGTGATCTAATTCACCACATGTCTCAGTTGATTTCATTTGAATTTTACGTGCAAAATTGTCGATTTCACGTTCCCATAACTCCCTTGGGTAATATCTTCCGTTACCGTTTTTTACTTCAACAGTAGCTAATATACCTTCAACGAAAACATTTCCATTGGTTTTCATCCCTTCCAATAATGAAAGTGGTTTAGGGCTGAAATGTCTTGTTTCTATAAGTAGTTCTTTTTTCATATTAGTAGTCCATTCCGTCCATTTTACCTTCTAGATCTTGATATAATCTTTCTTGATCTTTTTCAGATAAATTAGGATAATTTGACATTATTGAATCAATTTCTTCACCACCATCATATCTTTGTTCAGCATCTTTTTTAGCATCTAAATATTCTTCAGATGCATATATTCCATCTTCATCTTCCATTTCATCAATTACCTCTTTACGGGGAGATTTTGATTTACCTTTATGCATCATTTTCTCTAATTTAGCTTTTGCTTTTTCTAGAGCTTTAATGTCTTTTGAAATTTCTTTAACTTTTTTAGCGTCGGTAAGATCTTTCATATCTTCATCCTCATCTAATCTAGAAATTTGTGATTGTTTTTTATCGATTAGGGCTTGTACTTTTTCTAATTTAGAAGCAATAATTTCATGTTCTGCTTCTTTGTTAATAGCCATTAATTCTTTATCAATACTTTCCTTTAAGGAATCAAATGCTGATTTTTCTACAGGAACAAATACACTAATATATCCTTTTGAGTTAATTTTAGCACCTTTAATTTTCCAAACTTCTTTACCTCCTAATACAGCAGGTTCAAGATTAGTTCTATCTTGCAAATAAAGGACTAATTTAGAATTACCTGCAGCAGGACCAAGGTTAGAATGTAATACTTTAGTAATAAAAATTCTATCTTCTGCTCCATCACTTGTTCTAACTTGAAGATTTCCTTTTCTTCTTTGTTCTTTTTCAAAGTCTTTATCAAACGTTAAATATTTGTCTGTTGGATCTCTTTCTTCTCTTTCTTTTTTGTCATCTCCTAATTTTGATTGGAACATGCTTCCAAGATGTCTCATTTCTTCAATTTCCCCATCAACCATCTCACGAATTACTTTACGTAATTTGTCTTCTTCATTTAATGGTTGGATCGATTCATTTAAATCACCATATCCAGAGGCTTTATATTTTCCTTTAGCCTCTTTTGGCTCACCTAAACCAGGTGCTTCAGTTGTGTAACCTAAACCTTTAACTCCAAATTGACCATCTTTGGTATAGTGAATTTGATCTTTTGATAAGTTTTTAAATACCATGTCTTTTAATTCTTGCATGGTTTTATCTGCATTTTTAGGATCTTTCATTTCAGCATAATAACCCATCATAATTTGATCAAAGATCATGTTATCAGGATTTTTTTCATCTGAATTATCGAAGTTATGTGATGCATCTTCTTCAACTTTTTTAGATACTTTTTTCTCTTCAGCTTTTACTTTTTCGTCTTCATTTTCTTTCTTTTTCTTAGCTTCAGCTAAAAAGTTTTCAAATGCCAATTCATAAGATTCTTTTTTCTTTGAATCAAATGGAGAATTAATTGGTTCTAAACTAACAATATTTTCAGTAATGATATTTTTTGTTATAAGGGAGGCAGCCGCTTCTTCAAATGTAGCTGCGTTGCGAACTATATTAGGGAATTGACGTTTTGCTTCTGTAAGGAAAACACCTGTGTGTCCTTTACCTTCTTTAATTAACAAATACTGATCTTGTAGTGTCTTTTTCATTATTTTTCTATTAAAAGTTGTTTTACCTCTTTAAGGTAACTTAATACTATTTCTATTGGTTGTGTTATATCATACGAACCTGCATTTCCACTATATAATTCAATAGTTTCGTTCTTTGCATTAGAAACTAGTGGTGAGATTTCGTTTAATAATTTTTCAATTTCATCTATACCATCCAAACGTTTTTTTTGGAATTCATTGGTTTCGGTTAATGGTTCTTCTTCCCAAAGTTTTTTAACTTGTAAGCCAGATCCTTTAATTTTATCAGGTACAGGTTTAAATCCTAATTTATAGTAATAAATATTTTTAGTTCCTTTGGAATTAGTTTTAGAAGCAAATGCTGCTGGTGTAGCATAACCTTCACCTTGACCTGCAGTAAAAGAAGCACCACCTTGACCAGTAGCACTCATTTCTTTTAACTTTTTTCTAATAATTTCTTTAAGCTTATCCATTTACCGTTTCTAATTCATTGATTAAGTCATAATACTGTAGCAAATCAACTAAGTCATTATCTGTAATCTTAGCATTTTTAGCTGGTGGTGTGATTATAGAGATAATTTCGTTAATTTTTATTTTGGTAACTTGGTTTTTTGTTTTATTGTTCAATGTCAATAATTCTTCTTTAATCTCGTTGATTTTATTTGTATAAAATTCTTTTAAACGGGAAGTATTATCTACTGATGTAATATATTCTTTTAAAATTAACTTTTGGTTTTGGTGTAGTACATCATATTTCACATTGAAGTTTTCCAATACCATTTTATATGCTAAGAAACGTACGTCTTTGTCTGATTTATTAAATTCATCCATTACGTCATCTTTTACTACAGATGGTTTTATTTGAGCAGCTGTCAAATGTTCCAATATAGTAACTTTATTATCTATAGTTTGCTCATGATCTACAGTTTGTGGAGAATTTACAATCTCTAACAATGTATAAAATGCGGCGTGTACTTTATAGTTGGGAAGTTTATGACCGAAAAATTCGTTTAAATCATAGTGTTTTTGGATTTCACTAATCAAGTTATATTTTTGTCTTTTAATCACACCTCTGTTTAAAGCCTTTGATGAATCAGTTAACGTACCAATTACAATGTTTGCTTTTGCTTCCGTTAATGATATTTTCTTTAAAAGAGTTTCGTATAACTTGTACTCACGACCCAATTCCGATTTAACGAAATATTTTTTAAGTATATCTGTTGCTGGTGACTCTTTGCCATCTAATGTATCAGTTGTTATCTGACGGATTAGAAGTTCAAAGAGAATACCCGTATTTTTATACTTTGAATGTTTTACTTGCATCCTATTATGTTGTTTATTAATAAATATATGAAGATATTTTACTCTCGTATTTGTGATTCATCTAATAATGAATTTCCTTTCATATCCGATTCATAAATCATTTGTTTCTTTTGATTTTTAATATCATTAAACATTTTAGAATTTTTATTTCGTGGGGATTTAGTTTCTAGGGCTAATGGGGATCCACCTTGATATTTAGGTTTGGTAGAATCTGATTCGTCTCCATCTTTTTTATATCCATCGGCTCCAATTCTATCTTTTCCTAAAGCATTATCTTGAGTATTTCTATCAGTTACTTTTTCTTCAGGTCTACCTAATGTTGCTTTTTCATCATATCCTACAGGAACATTACCTTCATCATATCTACCTCTGCCGTAAAGTGAAGCTAAATCGTGTGGTGTGCCATATGATTTACCTGTTTCTAATGGATCATTACCTTCATTTTCAATTTGAGCAAGACGGAATTTACGTTTAGCATCTTGAGCAAGTAAATCTCTATTTTCATCGTATTGATCTTCACTCAAATGGAATATATTTTCATATATCCAATCAGTAGACATAAGTTTAGTTTCTATCATTTGAGCAGCTAAATCAACTTTTTCTTTCATTAATGCTACTCTTTCTTGATCATATATGATTGATGGTGTAGTTAAAGATAATTCAAAGTTAGTTAAACTTTCATCCGTGTAGCCTTGAGCATATAAATGTACTAACGCGATCTTTGTCAGTTCAGATACTACAATGCGTTGTATGCGTTCAACTGTACGAGCAAAGCGAATATCTTCAGCCGCTAATGTAGCTTTACCTGTTAAATCTTTTTCATAACCCATAAATGCTTTAGGTACTTTAAGGGCAGCAAATAATTTATCTCTTAAGTATTCAACATCCTGGATTCCATCGTATTGTAGACCACCTAAATTATCAATTTTTGTTGCTTGGTCATTACCTCTAACAGGAATATAAAAATCCTCAAGTAGGTTTTGCATGTTGTACTTCAGGTTATAATCACCTGTTTGTTGATCAATATATGGGGTACGTTTCATTTTGGAAATTGTTTTCTGCATGAAATTTTCTACTTCAGCAGGTGCAATATTACCAACATTAATATAAAATATACGTTTTTCAGGTGCACGAACGATTCTGTGAATCAACATTGCATCTTCCATCATTGTATATTGTTTAAACAATTTACGTCCTGGTTCTAAATAAGATCTACCATAAGGTAAGAAGTTAGTATCCGTAAGTAAACGGAAATGGGACATTTCGTAATTGTCAAAATAAATTGAACTTGCTTGTCCACCAGCATTTGGTACATTATAGTAACCATAATCTGAAGGTGAAGAAATCCCATCCGGGTCAAATCTAAATCTTACAGAAGCGGGGTGATCTCTATCATATCCGTCTTGTCTTTCGATATGGAATGCGTTGTAAGGAATTACGTTATATACACCGAATTTTTCAGCAATTTCTAGTTTTAAAAAGAAATCTCCGTATTTCAACATATTGCGAATCCAAGGCCATAAGTTAAATTCTATGTTTAATACATCATAGAACAAATTATATAATATTTTTTGTACATCTTCATCCGAACTACGAATTTGAAGTACTTCTCCCATATCATTTTTTAATGTACTTTCATCGGCAATGATGTCTAAGGCAGAAGCAACGATAGCATCTGTATCCATTGCATCGTACTCGGAATAAAGTGTGGGGCGTAAAGTTTGGTAATTAAAACTGCTTTGATACCCATAAATTGAAGTGTGTGAGTTAGTGTAGATTCTATTAAATCTATCTATTAAGGCATTAGTTTCATATTCGCCCGAAACTTGGATTTTGTTAACATCCATTACTTTAAGATTGTTATCTCCTTCATTTCGGATGATAACATCTGTTGAAAACAATCTTTTTAATCGTGTAAATAAGCCTGTATCTGCCATGGTTTTTGTTTTTTCTAGTCTAAAAGCCAAGAAATATCTTCTTGATCATTTGAGTAAGGGTTATCTATTTTATAAGGGTTATTATTGTATTTATCAGCATACGAAACTCCAGTTGAATACCCCCCGGAAAATTTAGAAGAATTTGATGAAATTCCATTAAGCATGCTTTTAGCCATTTCCATACTGTTTGCTCTAAGTTTAAAAGCAGTATCACGTAAATAACAACCAATAGCAAATGCCATCATCAAGTCATCATTGTAGCCTGATTGGGCTTCTGCTCGGCCGTTTTTCCATATAAATACCTTCATTTCTTCTAGTAATCGAGTAGAGTAAAAAACAACTCCTTTATCCATAACCGCTTCTTGGAATTTACCAACGGATATAGGGCGTGTTGTTTGTGACATTGTAAATCCAGGGGTCATCTTACTTACATCCATATATGGATCAAAGAAAGAATCAGTATTATTAATTCCACCTTTCGGTGAATAGTAAAAGTTTTGATAACCTCTATCTAAAATGGTTTGTACAGTAGACCAGCCTACACTTTGATTTTCGACTGCTAATAGGGCATTGTTATATTCCGTTGCAATGCTAACTAATAGATTTCCATAATCTTTTGTATTAATCTGTCCCTTATATTCACCTACCTGAGTGAATGATTCAACATCTATGATGTGAAATCCTGAAAAATCCTTACCATCGCCACGAGCTACATCAGCTACAATTAGATAGTTCCTTGAATAATCAGCTGGTTCCCAGATCCATAGGTTTTGGTCTATACCACGTTTTTCTAGAGGGTCTTTTATATGAAATTGTTCATAAAATGTAATATCTTCTGGTTGAAATACTGTATCACCAGAAGTGGTAAAGTCACAGTCACATTCTTGTGCTGCCATTCGAATGCCTAAATCGGAATCCTGTCTGTCTCTCCATTCTTGATCACGTTCAGGATGGACTTGCCAAGGTAATCTAATAGGTAAAAAACTATTATCACCCATTTCTGCAGCAACCCATGTTTGATGAAACCAGTTACCAGTACCATAAGGTGTAGATAAAGCAATACATCCACCACCCGTAGCTAATGTTTGTTGAGCTGAAGCCCATATTTCACTAATGTTATGGATAAAGGCGGCCTCATCTATAATTAACAAAGAAACGGCTTCTGAACGACCTGCATCACTTGATGCTCCAACAGCTTTAATTTGTGATCCGTTTTTTAAACGCAATGTTAATTTATTGTCTTCGGTAGGTTTATCTTTTTCTTTTAACCAAGAAGGTAAACTTTCGTACATGAACCTTACCTTGGTAACCATATTTTTAGCGGTTTCCTGTTTAGTTGCAATACAAAGTATATTTTTATCTTGATGAAATATTAACATCCATAATGAATAACCTGCTGCTAATGTTGATATACCTAATTGTCTTGATTTTAAGACAAGGGAATATGGATTTTCTTGGAATAATGTAAGTACTTTTTCTTGAAATGGATATAAATTAAATTGGATACGTCCACGTTTTGGATGCTGAATATAACAGTATTTCTTCATAAAATATGCTGGTGATTGGGCACATTTTATATATTCCTCACGGACAACTTGTTTTATATTCTTTTCTTCCATTATTTAATTACTATAAATGTAGTAATAGTAAGTAGGGAAGCCACGAATCCCCCGCCTAACCATTTAAGAGCTGATTTGAGGTTATTGTTTTTGCGAGTTAATTTAGTAACATCGCTTTCAAGTCCTGTTATTATTTCATTTTTTTTAACAATTATTTTATTATAATCACTTATTTGAGTGATATAATTTTGTTCTTTATCTATATAAAGTGTAATAGTACTATCTTGAGTACTTATTTTTTCATTTAATTGCCAAACTAGTTTATTAGTTAATTTTAATTCAGCAATAGCCGAATCACCTCTAACTAAATCAATAGCTATAAGTTTTGCTTTATTATATGAAAAGCAAATTTTACTTGTATCTTTCTGTGAAAAACTCGTTAAGCTCAGAAGGAGAAGAACTATTAAAATCCTTAATTTTTTTACCATAATATGCCCGTGTTTGTGTTAGCTCTTTTTCTGTGGTTTTAATTTCTTTATTTAATGAATCCACAACTTTATTTTGTAAATAAATCTCATTTCCTAATTGGATATTGAGAGTTTTTAATTTATTTGTTTCGTTTTGTAAACTATCTATTTCTCTTTTTTCTTTATCGTAAGTATTTATAGGAGTTGGGTTTGGGTTACATTTAAGTAAAAAGATCAGTAACAAAAAAAGTATCCCACCTATAATAAGATGGGATAACTTGATTTGAAATATTTTATCTTTCATTATTGAACGTCTCTACCGGCAGAACGTTTTAAATCATCCATCATTTGTTTAGAGAATTTAAATTTATCCTTTGCCAATTTTAAAATACCATCAATTTTAGCTTTATCGTCTTTATTCTTTTTAACAGATGCTAAAAATTGGTTGAATTTTATTTTCTTTTCTTCAGGTGTATTACCTAATTCTTTTGCTGTTTCATCACCAGCAATGTCTTTAGCAGATGGACCTTCTTCATCATCCATAGGTTCTGAAGTTGTTTTGGTTGTTTTTTCTGTTTTTGCTTTAGGAGCTTTTTCTGCTTTAGATGGTTTTACTTCACTTGCTTTTCTGCCACGTTGTCCTGGTTCTTTTAAACCTAATGCTTTTAAAATTGCATTGTTAGTTTGGTTAGCTTGAAGTGCATTACCTGAATTATCAAATTCTATTTGTTTTTCTAATGCTTTAGCAACTCTTGAGTCTCTATCTTTACCAACTACTTTAGAACGGATAACTTTAAGTACTTCTTTTGCTTTATCTGAATCTTTTTTAAGATCATCTCTTGAAACACCCATATTTTTAAGTATTTCATCAGTTATATCTTTTGTAGCATCTTCTAGTGTTTGATCTTCACCATATTTTGCCGCTACTTGTTGGTCATATCTACCTCCAAAATCAGGAACTTCATTTAAAGCATCTTCTTCAAGAGTAGAACCTGCTTTTACTTCCGCATCAGCTTGTTTTTTTTCTAAATCCGCTATTTTTTTAGATATATCGGCTTCTTTTTTAGTAATGGGTGCTTTTTGTTTTTCAAAAGCATCTTTTGTTTTTTGTAAGCTAGCAATTTGGTCTCCTAAACCAGCTTCTGTTAAAGCACCAGCTATTTCTTCACGTATAATTTCAAGTAAACGAGTCTGTTTCATGTTGTATTTTATTAATAAATATTAGAGGGACATTACTTGTTTAATTTTCTGTATTCTTTCCTCGGTAGTACCTGATAGTTCATGGTATCTAGGGATTTTATTTTTGTATTGGAGGAGTAACCTTTGTATTTCTTTATCAATTTTATTTCTATATTTTGGATCTATAGTTCGAACACCATTATCTTCTATTCCTACCCCTTCAGGTGAAACATAAAATATATAATCATATTCACACAATAAAGGGGCTACAGCATCATTTAAATTATCAGCCATAAAGTATGGAATCGATTTAGCTAAACGTGTAAACGCCATTACATCAACTATTGTACGATCTGTAATTATATTTTCTTGAAATAATTCACTAGTACGTTCCGCTAAAAATATAAATTGACCTTTCAAAGTTGAATCCGTATTTAAAGGAATACCTAAATCACGTAAATATTTTGAACGCTCTGTTGCAAAATTATAATCTGCAAATTCAGGGTGATTTTTAAGAGCGTTTACTAAAGTAGTTTTTCCAACACTTTGAGTCCCACAGAAACCTATTCGCATATTTTTTCTTTTAAAATTTTATTAATATTATCAAATTCTTTATATGATATTTCAATATACAAAATAACATTTTGAATGCAAAATTCTTTTTTAATTTTATCTCTATATTGTAAACCTTCTAACCCTCCTGCTCTTTGTTCAAAATATCCTGTTTTTTTATAATGTTGTTCTCCATGATATTCTATTACTATATTTTGTTTAGGGAGATAAAAATCAAAAGGTAATTTTTTACTTGTTTTTGGATTAAAACAGTTGTTAAATTTATATTCCCTAATATATTCTATATTATTTTTTAATAAATATTTTTCTATTTCATCTTCACCTTTAGATATATTACAATAAGGACAATTATTACTCATATGTAAATGGGCATTGGGGGTTTGTAAAAATTCTCCATGCTTTGGACATATCTCTTATTTTAAAAAACTTTCTGCTACATAAATTGCTTGTGCCCCCGATACTGTAATACCACGTGCGCTTAAGGCATCACCTACAAAATGTATATTTGGATAATCAGCTAATGCTAAATTAGTATAATCTACTTTTACCTCAGGTGATAAATATTTTACTTCAGGTATATAAATACCCCAATCATCTCCTAATGTTGGGAATACTTTTTTCATATCTTCAATGAAATCTTCTACATATTGAAAATATCCACCCATTACTTCTTTTACATCATCTAAATATTCAATTTGATGTGCTGTCACATTATTACCTTCAGATGTAGTAGATGGAGTACGAGATGGACTATAATATAAACCAGTACCATTTGATTGTAACTTATTTACTACATTACGTGACCAGGTAAATGGGTCTTCAATACCATTGATTTCCATCAAAATACCAAAATTGGTCATATTGTTTCTATATGCTTCGTCTTTCTTAGCATGTCCATTATATGAATGATCTCCATATGTTTCCTCTACAGCAACATAAGCCGCATTATTATTTGTACAAAATGAACGTAATGAAACACCTTCATCATCAAATTTTCTATATAACTTAAAGTCATATGAAATGTCAATTAATTTTTGAAAGTGTTCTTGTGGTGCCTCAAATCTCACCCCAATCTGGGTTGCGCGAGCTTCAGTAGGAAGATTTTTTTCTTTTATAATTTTTTGAGTTAAATCCATACCAGCTTTACCAGTACCATAAATTAAAGTAT